CACTCTTTACCTTCCATAATTCCGTTGACAAATGCGTCAGGTGCGGAAGGATCTGCTACAATATCAGCAGCAGTGGTGAGCATGAAGTCATCGCGGACAACTGAGATACCTTCTGATTTTTCAATGCTTCCCATACCACGGGAGGAAACACCAAGTTGAACGCCTTCGTCTAATAGAGACTTAGCGATCTTACCCATTGGAGTATCAAGGATTTGTGCCTTGCCCATGAAGTTATTACCTTCAGCGCGGAGACTTACAATTCTGTGTGATACTCTGTCGAGGTTGATGGTAGGACCATCGGGATGACCCAACTCACCAAGAGCTCTCTTGGTTTTTACATACTCTTCGTTGTATCTCTCTACCTCGCGGTTGAGAACATCGAATGGGTATCTGCGACCATTGCGATTTGTTAGTTCTGATTGGAGAAACACTCCTTCAATATAAAGAAGTTTCTTTCCGTCCTTTTCTTCAGTAAGAATTTGAACGTCTTCAATCTGTTCCGTTATCAGTTTCATCGGTTTCGGTCTCGGTTGGTTCATCAAAGAATGTCTTCGCAACAACCTGCTTATATGTTGCCATGGCATCAGATGCCTTAGCAAAAAGCAAATCGTGAATAGCATCAATAGCAGATGCCCTGTCATTGTCGCTGATCTTATCAACGATATTTACAATGCCAGGTTCAGGGTTATGTTGTTCCATAATAACAATTCAGTATATTTTATTTATTGTTTGAAGAAGGTGAAGGCATTTGACGCGCTTTCTTTACTTCACGATCTACACTATCATCAGCAGCTGCTGCTTCTCTTTCAGCAGAATCTTGTGCCTGAATCTCACCAATCTCTGGTTGGAATGCAGTGTTTTGCTGAGACATAGTATCCAGCATATTTGTTTGTGCTGGATCAATAGCAAGTCCTGCGTCAATCTCTTTACGCATTTGCTTATCCATCTCAATAAACTCTTTGTCTTTCTGACCGAGGATAGTGCGACGGACATACTCGATAGAGAAATATTTACCAACAAATGGATCCATCTGAGTGACAGACATCATACGCTGGTTCATCATTTCAATTTCTTTTAGTTCGTTGAAATGATTGTCGAAGAGATAATCGTATTGAATATGCTCCTTCATATCATCCCAATCTTCGGGTGAGATGATACCCTTGAGGATTAGTTGGGTCTTGAGAATATCGTCGAATAGTTCGCTGAAACGCTTGCGGAGACGACCGATGAACTTAGTAAACTTGAGTTCATCCCTGAGAACTTCAGTGGTCTTACCAAGATTAAACCCTTTGTTGTCATCAGTAAGGCGGGAAGGTGGTAGGTTGAGTGAGTTGTAAAGTTTCTTTTTAAAATACTCAACGTCCTTGAGTTCACCAAGGTTTTGACCGCCTGGGAGTGTAGTGATTTCAGTTCCTCTGCCACCTTCACGGCGAGGTAACCAGAAGTCCTCAAGCATTGACATATGCTTTTTATCATCACGCATCTCTCCTGTTTGCGCGTCATAGACAAGTTTGTTTCTATAGCGCGACATAACATCACGCAAGTATTGTTCTGCTTTTACCTTAGGTAGATTGCCTACATCGATGTAGAAAATTCTACGTTCTGGTGCGCGTGATAGTCTGTAGATAACAAGACTATCTTCAATCATGCGGAGTTGATTGAGAGACTTGATCGCTTTGTGGAGGAAACCAAGAACCATTCTCTTGTTTAGATCTTGGAGTCCTGAAGGAACAAAGGTGATCGAGTCAACTGCCATCTTCACTCCTTGTGACAGAGACATATCACCAACTGGTCCAAGAACACCTCCCTTGTAAAATCCTTTCGGGTTGTAAAGATAGTAGTCAACAAACGTACCATATTCATACTCAAGTGCTGTGCCTTTGATTGCTGCTTTCGCTAGAGAATCTTTTGGAGTATTGTCAATTTTCTGACGGACCTTCTTGATCTTCATTGGATCAATATAACGAAGTTCCGTAATACCTTTCTTTGGATTATCTAAATCAATAACTTTATGGTAGAATAATCTGCCGTCTATGTACCAAGTTCTAACAATCTCATGTGCGCGATTGTCAAAGTTAAGGAGACGTTTGATATAATCAAACTCATCTCTAATTCTTTTCTTTACTCCAGCACCGACTTGTAAATTATCTAAGTTAATTTCTACTGGAGAATCGTATGCGTCGCTAACAATAAATTCGTTAACAACTTCGTCTACCGCACTATCCACCTCAGGGTGAATTGCCATGTCACGATACCTACGAATCATCTCAAACTCATTGCGAGCTTGGTTATCCGTATCTACATATGTTCCATAATACCCACCTGCGGCAACGGCAATGGGTTCATCAGCAGAAGGAGGGACAGGGGATTGCCCCTTCTGTCCCTCCTTTCTATTGATCTGGAAGCCAAATAATTGACTCATGATTATCTATTCAATAGTTGGACGCTCCAACTATTTATCAACCTTCAACTTGATAGTTTCCAGTGACTACTTCCCAATACTGATATTGGAAGTCAACTGTGAAGTCTTCAATCTGATCATTGCTGTCATATGCAAGATCAATTTGAGAAACACTGGTTGGGAATGCATCTCTGAAGACATATTCTCTGATGACAGAACTTGCAGAATCTCTTTCAAGTTGCTTAACTTTTAGGTCTGCAGTATATCCAGAACCATTGTTTGGAATGAATAGATCTGAAACGTTTCCTTTGTGTGAGTTGATTGCTTCCAACCAACGCTCCATGTAACCACGAACCTTGAAGTCCTTATCGTTGATGAACGTTACAGTCCAGTTATCAAATGTACGGTCTCCCGCAATTTTAACAACTCTTCCTCTGAATGGAATTTCAATAGTTCCTAAGTTTGAAGCAGGAATACCAGCAGACTTACATAGAATATCTACGATATCTTTGTTATCTCCAGTTGGATTATCTGGGTGATTTGCTGGGAACTGAAGGTCAACAAGGAATAGATTGGGTTTTACACCTTGTTGAATCTTTCCCAAAAATTCTGAAACACTACTTGTGATAGCCATTTTTTATTTACCTCTTGTGTGATGTTTGTTAGGAAAAAAGATCAACCAGCAACTGTGCCGACTACTTCAGAGAACGAGACACCAGTTCTCGTTGCCGTGAATGTAACGGTGATGTAGTTGATTGAGCGAACTGGCTTAAGATAGATTTCAGCAACAAATTCATTTCTATCAATAACCTCTGGGGTGTTGTTTGACTCATCACAAACAACTAAGAAGTCGGTTAGACCTCTCTTTGCCTGAATTTCTGAAAGGTAAGAACCAACAGTTGCGGCAAAACCAGCACGAGTTGTAGTATCATTCTGCTCAAAGAGTACTCCCTTAGCAGCATCTTCAACTCTCTTCTCAATGTTGAGGAATAGACGACGAACATTGATTCTATCAAATGCCGATGGTGCAGAAAGTGCAGTCTTATCACCAAAGAGAACAGTTCCAGTACCTGGGAAAGTTACGATTGGATTAATTCTTGCTTGATAGAGTTCGTCTCTATCTGCCTTGTTTGGATTCCATGCAAGCTTAACAACGTTTCTTAGTGATCCTCTGTTTAGACCAGCAGGTGAAATCCAGTCATACTGAATGCTGCTTGTTCTTACACAGAGTCCAGCAAGATCTCCGTTTGTTCCGACCCAACGGAATTTATCATTGAAACGATCATACATGTACTTGATACCGCTACCAAGAATTGTGTATGAGTTAGAACCAATTCCATTTAAGAAATTGATGGTCTTTGTTCTTTGTTGTGATGCTGATAGTGCAGTACCACCACTTCCAACTTGGTTTCCAACGAAAGGAGAAATAACAGCAATGCAATCCTTTCTTGAAGTTGCAACACCAACAACAGCAAGATATTTAGATTTAGTATTGCTTTCATCTGAAAGTGAACCGCCACCAAGAACAAAGTCAATATCAGTTACTTCTGTATCTAAGAACAGGTTATATGCTGTAGTAGCATCTCCAGAGTCATATGCAAATGCGGTAGTTCCATCAGTACCGCCAGCTAAAGTTTCAACTTCCGAAGCAACAGCAAAATTGCTTGCTACTGAATAAGCAAGTTTAAAATAAACTGGGGAAGATGAAGTGGCACCAAGAGCAGTTGATGCCTGATACCAATTTACTCCTGCATCTGTTGAATTTGGAGCACCTGCAGCAGATAAAGAATCTTTGTGGAAAATATAATCTGAATCTGAATTGATTACATCCTTGAAGTAAATAAGAGCACCAAGATCGTTCTTGGCATCTGTTAACTTAGAAAGATATGTTAGTCTCTCTA